CCAGATTTCCAAAAGCCTTTAGCTTACACAACTGCGGCAGGTCAACCATACCATCCAAGTCGTGCAGTAGTATTGTTTAATGGAACACCTATTTATCTATCGTTTCAACAATCTGCATTTGGATTTACAGGACGATCAGTATTTCAAAGAGCTTTGTATCCATTGAAATCGTTTGTTCAATCTATGATTACAGATGATTTGGTTACATTTAAAGCAGGTTTGTTAATTGCAAAACAAAAACCAGCAGGATCGATTGTCAATCGTTTAATGCAAACTGCGGCAGGTATTAAACGTACTTACCTTCAAGAAGGTGCAACAGGTAATGTATTATCAATTGACATCGATGAAGAAATTGAAGCGATTGATTTAAATAATACTTCAACTGCAATGACTACAGCAAGAGACAACATCATTGCTAACGTAGCGGCGGCTAGTGATGTTCCGGCATTGTTATTGAAAGACGAAGCGTTTACTCAAGGATTTGGTGAAGGTAGTGAAGATGCAAAAGCCATCGTTCAATATATTGATGGCATTAGAGAAGAAATGCACAGCTTGTATAAATTCTTTGATAAGATTGTTCAACACAGAGCTTGGAATAGAGAATTTTTTGAAGCAATTAAAAACAAATATCCTGAAGCGTATGGTAATAAAACCTATGAAGAAGCCTTTTACCATTGGCAAAATAAATTTGAAGCCAATTGGGAAAGTTTAATGGAAGAACCCGAATCAGAAAAAGTAAAAGTTGAAGATATTAAACTAAAAGGTATTACAGAAATGCTTCGTACAATGTTACCTGCTGTTGATCCAATGAACAGAGCTAGGTTAATTGAATGGGCACAAGACAATTTAAATGAAATGCCGAATATGTTCCAAAGTCATTTGGATATGGATATCGATGATCTTAAAGATTACGAACCTCCAACTCCAATGGAAGAATTGAAAGAACCATCACCAAGGGATTGATTATGTTATTTAAAAAACTTGACACGAACGAACTTATTCTTGCTAATGATGATTTAGCTAAAGAATATCTTAAAGATCGTAACTACAGAGTTGCTCGTGATTCTGATATTGAGCCTAAAGATGATGCAGATTCAAAAGAATTTTTGGAAAAAAAATTAAAAGAATATCAAAGCGAATTGAAAAGTTTAGAAACAAATCCTCCTAAAGATAAAGCATTTGCTTTTGCGAGAACTAGATTGTTAAAAGCTGATATTTCTATTATTAAAGAAAAGTTATCTAAATTTAAAAATGATTCTGAATTAGCAACAACTAATGATGCTTCATCAGAAGACAAACAAAGAAAACAAAAATTAGAAAAGCAATTACAACATTTTAAAAATCAATTAAAAGAAATTCAATCAAATCCAAATGTTAGTGCTGTTAGTTTTTTTAGTTACAGTAGAACTCTAAAAAACGAAATTGCAGAATTAGAAGAAAAAATTAGAAGCATAAAATGACTTTTTTTGAAGTTATTACCGAAGCCATCAACGATATGATGGAGCATGGCTTTGATTCAGAAAAGCGAGTTCAGCAATGGATGGAGACAATTAGGATTGCCGCAATAAATAACATGATTCCTGATTCAGTTATTGAACAGGAAATGATTAAATCAATGACAAATGCTTTTAATCGGTTAACTGTTAAAGGCGGTTTGATAAACAAAAATGTCTCTAAGTATGATATTGAAAGATTAAAGCCAAAACTACGATCAGAGCTTGATAGAAGAATAATGACTTCTGCAAGTTTAATAAAAATGAATCGTGAAGAAGCTATTAATAATACATTAAGAAGATTTCAAGGTTGGGCTACATCTATTCCTGTTGGTGGAACTAAAGCTCAAGACAAAAACAAAACTAAAAAAGATATTAAAAAGTCTTTGACAAGTATTAGATTTGACCAACGTAGAGTTGTAGTAGATCAAACTCATAAACTCGTAGCAAACATAAATGACATAGTTGCTATCGACAATGGAGCAATAGCCGCTAAATGGCATTCTCATTGGAGACAACCAAACTATCATTACAGAAAAGATCATAAAGAACGTGACGAAAAAACATATATTATTCGTGATTCTTGGGCACATCAAAAAGGGTTGGTAAAAGCTGTTTATGGTTATACAGATCAAATTACTCAACCGGGCGAAGAAGTTTTTTGTCGTTGTAATTACCAATACATTTATAATTTAAGAAACATAAAAGATTTGTTGACACCAAAAGGTGAATTGGCATTACAATCTTCCAAAATTACTTTAAATTAATTTATGCCAGCAGTATCTGAAAAACAAGAGAAGCTAATGCGAGCTGTGGCTCACAATCCTGCTTTCGCTAAAAAAGTAGGAATACCGCAATCTGTTGGCAAAGAATTTACTCAAGATACATTAGAAGCACCATCATTACTAGCTTTGCCTATTGAAAAAACTGATAGTAGTGAACCTGATTGGGATAGTGCTTCAGTTCAAAAAGAACTACAAGGATTGTCTGCAAAGTTAGCAGAATTAAGTAGATCAATAGTTGGTTTAAAAGCTGACGAAGTAGTTCCTAGATTTGGTGAAGTTAAATCTGATGCAATGCCAATAGACAATCAAGGCGGTCCATTTGGTAGAGCTTCAGGAATTATGTTTCTTACACCTGAAGGCGAAACATTATTAATTCGCAGAGGATCAGGTGGTGGTGATTTTCCAAATACTTGGTGTGTTCCGGGCGGACATCAATTGCCAAATGGAGAAACACTTGAAGAAGCCGCACGACGTGAATGTAAAGAAGAAACTGGAATTGATTACACAGGTCCATTAGAAGTACTTCATGACGATGGTCAATTTTGCACTTATGTTGCAAAAAACGTTAAAAAAGAAAATGTTGTTCTTAATTACGAATCTACTGGCTACGATTGGTGCAGTCCTGATCGTCCTCCATTGCCATTACACCCAGGTCTTGATATAGCATTTAAAATTGCTTTGGCTAAAACAGAATTTGACTATGCTGAATTAGTTAAATGTGATTTATTGCCAAGTCCTCAAATGTATGCTAACGTCATGTTATTGGCGATTAGAATAACTGGAACAGGTTTAGCATATCGTTCAAGTATAGGAGAACACGTTTGGCGTGATTCTAGTATTTACTTAAACGATGAGTTTTTAAAAAGATGTAACGGTTTAATTGTTGTGATGGATCATCCTGAGTCAGCAGTTTTAACCTCTAAAGAATTTAAAGATAGGGCAGTTGGAAGTATTATTCTGCCTTATATCAAAGGTGATGAGGTTTGGGGTATTGCTAAAATTTACGATCAAGACGCAGTCAATACGATCTTATCGCAAGAAGTTAGCACTAGCCCATCTGTCGTTTTTGACCAAACGGCAGGCAACACTACACTTACGACTGAGAATGGAGAGCCACTCTTAATCGAAGGTGTACCATTTCTTTTAGATCATATAGCTATCGTTACTGAAGCTAGAGGTTCTAAAGGAGTATGGGACAAGGGTGGCGAACCCAAAGGCGTTTTATTAACTAACAATGAGGTATCTGATATGTCAGAAAATAAAGTAGAGCCGAAAGCAGATGCTCAAGGCGATAAACTAGATGCCATTCTTTCGGCTCTCAATAGCATTAGCGTGAGAGTTGATGAGATGGAAAAAAACCTTCCCGCACCTCCACTCGTTACTGCCGCTGACAAAAAGCGCAAAGACGATGACGATATGCGCATGGACGATGAAGACTTGGAAGAAAAACACATGGAATCTCCCAAACACGTCATGAAAAAAGCGGATAAAAAACGCAAAGATGACGATGAAATGGAAATGAAAGATGACGATGACGATATGAAAAAACATCGTAAAGATGATGACGATTCCATGAAACGTAAAGATTACATGGGTTCAAATCCTGTTGAGCATGGACCAGCAGGCGAAATGAAACCTGATGATGATGATGCCAAAATGGACGATGATGACGAAATGGCTATGAAAAAAGACGAAGAAGCCGCTGAGTATGCAGATATGCAAGCTAAGTGTGATTCAGTTTTAGCCGCTTTCGGTAAATCAGCTTCACGTCCACTTCAAGGTGAAAGTTTGATGGCTTATCGCAAACGTCTGTTGCGTGGTCTTCAAGCATATTCTGACAGCTTCAAAGATATTAATTTGGCATCAATCAAAGACGCTAAATTGCTTGACTTAGCTGAAAAACAAATTATTAACGACGCAATGACTGCCGCAAAAACATCTAGTCATGTTTCTGGCGATCAGTTGATTGCTATTCAATCAAGAGACTCTAGCGGTCGTACAATCACTAAATACCGTGGTTCTATGAGTGCTTGGCTTGATGACTTCAAAGTACCTCCAATGAGAGCTACTCAGTTTCACACCGCTAACAATCAACGCTAAGAGGTAAAAGATTATGTCTAATTCAGTATCAATCAGCCCAATGCTGACTACCAATGCGGCAGGTTTGTTTAACGTCAATTCCCAAGGTTACACCCAAGGTGACGCACAAGACGATCCCGCAGTCAAGTTTTACTTGGCAGGTGGTGTTTATTCATCAGCCGCAACTAGTCCAATGTGGGGTGGTTTGCCTATTCAAGAATTTAGTCCTGCCGCTACTGGTCAGCCCGGAACTAATACTTTGGGTAGTACAATTGCTCTTGCAACAGGTTCTGCCGCACCAACTGGTATTTCTGTTTACAACCAAGCATACGCAGGTATTACAACACCTCAGTCAACTGCTCCGTTGTTTACGCCCGGAATGTCAGTCAATTACTACCGTTTTGGTTCTGGCGCAAGAATTCCTTTAATCATTGATCCTAATTCTTTGACAATTGAAGGAACATTGGTCAGTACAACTGTGTATTTTGATTACACAAACAATTGGGTAACAACAACACAGCCCGGTACTCAGCCCGCACTTCCTGTTAAAGTTCTTGCAGTAAGCACAACTGGCAATAAAACTGTTAGCTATTCAAGCGGTACAGGTTTTGCTAATTGGATTTATACGCAAAACGTGGCGTTGTGCCTAATCTAAACTAAGGAGAATAAATTATGTCAGGATTTGCACCGTCATTTGTAACAGTCAACCCCCACTTCATGATGCCTGAACTCATCATGCAGTATTCGTTGGCTTCTGGAGCATTTACAACACTTGCTACTGAAAATCCCATGCCTCGCTTGGGTGAAGCAGACTTGTATGTTTATGCTAAGAAAATTCAGCTTACTTCACAAGTACAAGCTAATCAATCACAGTTTAACCAACTGCCTAGCGCATCGGTTATTCCTTCAATGATTAGCACAGCTACTTATCGTATGCAAACTCGTGCTCAGTACGACAATTTTGATGAAGCCGCTACTGGCGTTTGGGGTTATGCGTTGCCTGAAGCAATGCGTTTAGCCGCTAGACAAGGTATCGCTCAACAAATGCGTAATGCTTTGTTGTATGGATTTAACCCTGCCAATGGCGAAGGTTTGATTAATACATCTGGCGCAACTGCTGTGTCCTTAGGTGCAGATACAAACGGTAATACTGGATACTCGACATGGGATTCAGGTCAATTGGCTCAATATATGTTGAACCTGATTGGCGCTTTGAAAGTTCGTACGCTCCAAATTGGTCAACCTTTGCGCTTAGTGTTTCTTGCACCTCAGCGTTTCATTAGCCAAATCTCTTACTCTGGTGTTGTGTCTTTGACTCAATTCCAACGTATTGGTGCTGGTGTTGAAACAGCCGCAGGTTTGATTGAAACTGTTGCTAAATGGGCAGGTGGTGATGACGTTAGCTTCGCCGCTGATGACACATTGATTGGTCAAGGTACTGGTGGTACAGATGCAATTCTTTTGATTGCTCCTGAACTCAAGATTCCTAAAGCCAATAATCGTATCAACACCAACGTATTTGCTACATTGACACCCAATATTACAGCTACTAGCTTGATGTTGACCGATGTATCAGCACCTACAGAGATTCCTACTCCCATTCCTGATGGTGGTATTACTACTCTGTATTCAATGCGTACAACTTCTGGTTGGGGTATTCGTCCTGAAGCTCTAACCATTTTGTCAGCCGCATATTAAGGTTTAAAGTTTCTTTGCAAATTAACCCCTCGCTCAAAAGGCTTGGGGTTTTCTTTCTTTGGAGAAAAAAATGTTTGGCTTGAAAACGCTTGAAGACGATTTAAAATCATTTATGCAAGAAGTACGTGATTTTATGTCCAATGTTTCCGGTTTTGGTTCTACAACTGTTGCTGATGAAGCTCCTGCCGTAGATCCTGCTCCTGTAGCAACTCCTGTTGTTGATTCTGCTCCTGTAGCTGATCCAACAACTGCTTCTGTAGTAGATACTACTGTTGCAACACCTGCTGATGCACCTGTTGTAACTCCTGATGCTACTACTGAAGCTCAACCTGCACCTGTACCTGCCGCTGACCCAGCAACAACAGGACAATGATTAAAAAAACTCGTGTGATGCCGAGTCTTTTGATTTTGCAAGGGCGGGGTTTCTCACAAGGAAGCCGCATCATCCGTCCTTGCATCCCAAAAAGGTTTAATGATGAAACTTTATGTCGCTAACTGTACAAAACAAGAGTTCCTGTTTACTTATATGCTTCCTGAAAACGTAAAAGCGTTTTCTCACCATATTCGTTCAGGAGCACAAATCGAGCTTAATCATTCAAAAGATGAAGTCGATGCAATCGTCAAACAACATAGCATTTATGGAATGCAACCTGTTGAAAGCATAAAAAAAGGTTTTGGTGGTTTGACTTATCGAATTGACAAGCCAATCAATGTCAATGCCATCGAACAAGGTCTTTCACAAAAGGATCAGGAAGCCATAGAACAGGCTTTAGAAGCAAGAAAAATAACTGCTGTAGTGTCTGACAAGATCATTTCAGAAAAAGCACAAGAATTGGGTTTAAAAACCAAATCAGGTTTAGAAGTTGAAGTGGTTGAAGAAAAGAAAAATTTGGCAGATACAGAACCTAAATTTGAACAAATTATTGAAGTTGTCAAAGAAGGTTTATCTCCGATGAAAAGTCGTGGCAGACCAAGAAAATCTTGATAGAATGAAATTATGAGTGACCCCATTACTAATCCTCCCACATTAGCAGGTTTCATTGCTTGGGCGCAAGCGGTGATGGGGTTAACTTCAATTGTTATACCGCCAACTGATGCTGGATATAACTATGCCTTTAACATTGCGTTAGATGTTGTCCCTCAAGACTTTGCATCAACAGTACCTGACATTTATACATTGACTGTTTATAACTGGGCAGGTTCTCAGTTGTTGCAGTTTCAGCAAGATCAGCCAGGTCAAAACTTTTTTGCAAATGCTCGTAGTGGATATGGAATTAACAACTTTACAGCAGGTGTAATTAACAGCGCATCTGATGTTTCAACAAGCGAATCTCTTACCATTGGTCAAGGATTGCAAAACTTATCCATGATGGATTTACAAAGAATAAAAGACCCATACGGCAGAACTGCATTGGGATTTATGCAATCTATTGGTACGCTTTGGGGTCTTACATGAAATTGCATTTGGGAGTCATTGACGTGCCAGAACCTGAAGGTAATACTACCTATGGCGTGGCAATGATTCTCGAAGATAAGTATGGTTTGTTTTCAAAATTTGCTGAAAGCAATATTAAAAACATTTCATCACATTTGACCGATAGCGTTGCAGGAGCTTTAGAAACTGTATTGCAAGGCGGTAAAGTTAAAAACCCATTTGCTTCTGCTGAAAGTGCTATCGATAAAGACTTTAGACATTTTCTCGACATTGAAGAAATGGCTAAGTTGGGTGTTGAAGGTGTTCCTACTAAAGCCGCTTTAATGGGTAAAAGTATTAGATTCAAAAGAAAAGTAGGTCCAAGAAGACCTTCATTTATTGATTCTGGTGTGTTGCAAGCCTCTTTTAAGTCATGGGTTGACTAATGGCATCAGTAGAAGAAACAATAGGCGCAAAGACCCAATTAGGCTCTGGTTTAGCTGATGGTCTACACACGATCTCAGGCAATGAAACAGTTACATTTACTCTTTACGTAAAACTAATACTTCCAATCGATGGTTATGTTTATTGGGTAAATGCTAGTCTTTTAAACGACACAGCTATTTACAATGCCGCTCAATATAACTATTCAGAATTCAATAATTTAGGTTCAAACCCTACTCCAGCAAAGCAAGTAAGAGTAAATGGTAGCTTTCACTTTAATACTGTAATGCATCAGTTAGAAGAAAGAACAACTGCTTACAACCATGTTATCTTTACTTCTCCACAATTAATTCAAGACTTTAACCTTGTAAGTCCAAATTTAATATATGTAGCTTCATATCAAGAATTGAAATTTGCATTTAGTCGCAGAGAAAACTATTACAAGCAAGCTGATCTTTATCATTATCGTGGTGATTCTTTGTATTCGATTATGAATACACAGCTTATCAATTCAATGACTGATTTTGATACTATTACACCTGTTGTTTCTAATAGTTTACCTATTTGGCTAACATTAAATCAGTTTTTTCCAATGTATCCAAGCTATTTGGTTGGACAAAACGTAGCTCCTCCTTATGCTTCTGTTGATATTTCTCCATCATCAACAACAGCACTACAACAGTTTCCATTGTTGGATTACGAATCAAATCCATATCAATTAACAAAAGATACAGTCAAAATCAGCATCTTTGGTTTACGAAACCATGACGCTTTAAATTTTGTCAATTATGTGTTCCAATATAGCATGAATACTGATAATATCGGTATGATGAATATGCCAATCATTCAAGATGAGAAAGTTACTCAACCTGAGTTTGGCATCATTGCCATGAAAAAGTCAATTACGTTTGAGGTCAGTTATTATCAGACGACTGTCAATAATATTGCTCGCAAACTAATTGAAGAAGCGTTTATTCATTTAACCCCCGCCTAAAGGAGAATTATTATGGCAGTTGGACAAGGTTTACCCGCAATCATCAATGGTGCGGCAATCACAGCTCAAGGCATTAGTACCGCTTTGAATCTCTCAGCAAACACAGTTATCAAAACATCACAAGGTCGTATTGCTAAAGTCAACGTGACTACAGCAGGATCAGCCGCCGGTGGTATTTATGATTCAGCAACAACAGGAGGAGCAGTTGCCGCCAAATTGGTAGCCACAATCCCTAACACAGTTGGATCATACACAATTGATTTTCCTTGTAAAACTGGAATTACTTATCTAGTCGGTACAGGTCAAGTTGTTTCTGTAAGCTACAACTAATCAGGAGGCATCATGCCCAATATCGTAAATGTCATCGTTAAGCAACAGGTGGCGAGTGCGCCATCAAAGTTGCAACAAACAGGTGCTTTTGTATCTCAAGGTGCAACAACCTTATCGACAGGTACATATCAACTGCTAACTCAATTGTCTGATTTGACCACAATCTTAAAATCAGGCAACGCAATTAGTAGTGTTTCTTGGGCATCCTCTGTTGTAACCGTTACTACCTCTACAGCTCACGGAATTCCAAATGGAAACGTGATTGAAGGTATCATCTCAGGCGTTTTAGTTTCAGGTAGCGCAAATAACGCTTATAACGGAACTTTTAGCGTAACTTCAACTGGGACATATACTTTAACTTATGCTCTAGCAAGCAATCCCGGAACTGCAACAATTGTTTCAACGAGTTTGTTTTCTTTAGAAGACTCTCAAGAGCTTTTGGCAATGGGAACAACATTCTTTGCTCAAGGCGCTACTACTCCAGTTTATGTATTGGAGTTAGGTGTTGGAACGCCAGCCGCAGGTGTAACAGCTCTTGAATCGTTTATTACAACATCGACATTTAAGTTCTATAGTTATTTGTTGCCTCAAACTTGGAATACTGAACCAACAGCCGTCACAATGGCTAATCAGTACACAAGCACTACAGCTCAAACATATTTTTATGTTACAACAACGCTTGCAACCTATACAACATGGGCAGGTCTTAAATCAGTTTTTGCAACGCTTCAAACGCCAACTGCACCAGTTACTGAATTTGATGCCGCCGCTATTTTCTGGACTACATTAAGTTACGATCCCAACGCAAGTAACTTGGCAAGTCCTCTTGAATATAGTTTTGTTTATGGTGTTACTCCATACAGCACATTAACAAATTCACAACAAACCTCATTGCTTGCCGCAGGTGTAAATTACATTTACACAGGTGCTCAAGGCCAAATCAGTCAAACTTTGATTGAGGGTGGTACGTTCATGGATTTGAACACATTCAATTATTGGTATGCAGTTGATTGGCTTGCAATCAATGTAGCTATTAGTTTAGCCGCCGCTATCATTAATGGAAGCAATACATCCACTAATCCGCTTTATTACAATCAAGCCGGTATCAATGCCTTACAAAAAGTTGCTCAAGCAACCACAAATAATGGTATTGCTTTTGGATTGATTTTAAGTCCTGCGTCTGTTGGTGCAATTCCATTTAATACTTATGTAACGCAAAATCCTAGCGATTATGCCGCAGGTATTTACAAGGGATTGAGTTTGACGTTTGTTCCCCAACGTGGATTCTCCTCAATCACTATTTACTTGACAGCAAGTAATATCCCAACATAAGGAGTAAAGAATGGCAAATCCACAAGTTGTACAAGGCACGTTAAACAGACTACTTGCTAGTGTTGTTTATGCTGACTATCAAAATCTTAATGTTACAGCATCGTATCTTTCCAAAGAAGCGATCAGCTTGGCATTTGATGGCGATACTGCATTGTTGATTAACACCCTGACCGGTGCAGTCACAAGTCCTGAACCATATATCTATGGAACAGTCACAATGCACTTGGTCAGAACACAAGCATTGGCTAACGCATACAAGCAACAAATTGAGTTAAACACTACATTGGGATCAGTTACTATTTTTCCCGATACAGTTACTTTATCTCCATTTCAACTGAACAATTGTGTTTTACAAAGCATTCAAGAAGTTGCTTTTGATGGAACACAAGCCGGTTTGGTTATTCGTTTGCGAGGTGTCTATTCTATTAATGCTGAGTTATTCGCCGCAGGAGCATAGATTTGAAAATTAACAAAAATTTGAATTTAGTGGTGCAAATTCAAACGATAGATTACGGAACAGTACACATACACTCAACCGCAGTCAGTCGTGAGATTTTTGAACAATTTTATCTAGAGCTTGGAAAAGTCTTTAGTCAATGTTTTGAAAGTGATAATCCAAGCCATGTTGCCTTATCCGCACCAAGGCTTGCTTATCCTTCATTGAAGTCAATTGCAACTCAGTCTGGCACATGGGACGGCCCAAGTGGAGTTAAATTTGGTTTAATCAATGAAATCATTAGATTGACTAACATCATTTATTGTGGTGAAAACGGATGGGAGACATTGCCATTTGAATTGGCAATTAAACGTGAAATCATTGACGAAGATGAAGAAGCGGAGGTAATGAGTTCTCTCATTTTTTTTACTGCAATATCCAAGGTCGCTCCAAGGGACTTCAGAATTTCTTTTTTAGAAATGGCGGGGAATTTACGGCATTGGGTAGTTACATCCTTGGATTGTATGGCGTATCAAACTGGTTTGCCGACATTGACCAAAACAGATGTTACTGGAAAGAAAGTAACGGAATCATCGCTTATCTCCTAGACTATTTAAGCAATGAAGGTTTTTATGAGTTCATAAAAGAAAATGGCGGTAAGTGGGTAGATGCACAACATTATCGTCAAAGGCATTTAATCCAAGCAATTGAAAAAAAATCAATCTTCTAAGAGTAAATAATGGCAACCAAATCAGTTATTGAAATAGATGTATTAGATGAAAAGTTTCAAGCGTTTGCGAAAGACTTTGCCAAATTTAGATCGTCCGTTGAGGGATTAAAGAAAATAGACCCTTTGCCTTGGTCACAAAAAATGACCAAACAGGTAGACGCTCAAATCAAGGGCGTTAAAGATCTAGTCACTCAACTAAAAAACTTTGAAAAAATATCAAAAGAAAATTTAGTTGTTTTTAAAGAATTAAGTTATACAACAGCCAACATTGCTCGCAACCTTGCTAGTGGCGCAGTATCCATCGCTAAATGGGCTACATTGGGCGCTATTGGTGGCGGTTTTGGCTTGGCAGGAGTTGCAGGTAGTGCTAGTGATTACAGAAGGCAAGCGCAGGGTTTGGGCGTTTCTACTGGTCAACTAAGAGCTACAGAAACAAACTTTGGTCGTTATTTTGATCCAACACAAGTATTGTCAAATATTGCTGATGTGAAAAGTGACTTAGCTCGTCAATCATTAATTGGTAGACTTGGTGGCAACCTTCAACAAAATCCTTATGATTTATTGCCCAATATTATTCGTAATGCTGTTAAGCAATTTAGAGCTGGAGGACAGACTGAAAATTATGCAACAGCAACAGGATTGACAGAAATATTTGACATTCGAGATTTGAGGCGTTTATCTGCGCTAAAAGAAGATGAATTAGATCAAACTATTAAACAAAATCAACAAGATGCAAAAGAACTAGAAACTACTGATGCTGTTAATCGTGAATGGCAAGATTTTTTAGTTCAATTGAAAAAAGTTGGTCAAGTATTAGAAACATCGTTAATAAAAAATTTAGAGCCATTAATTCCTAAATTAATTGAATTTTCATCAGCCGTTGGTGAAATGGTCAAGGATTTTTTGACTAATTTAAAAGTCGATGAATTAAAAGAAGATATTAGTTATTTTTTAGATGCCTTAAAAGGCATGGCTACCATTGTTGAAAACATTACCGGATTTTTTGGTCTAACGCAAACAAAAGAAGAAAAAGAAGGTACTCAAAAATGGGAGCGTACCAAAGGAGCTGTTCGACAGTTTTTTGGTGGTGAATCTTTAGCTGAAAGAAACTTTAACCCCGGAAATCTTCGCTATGTTGGACAAGCAGGAGCAACCCAAGGTGAGGGTGGTTTTGCAAAATTTGCATCTGACAGAGAAGGTTTTAAAGCCTTGGCGGAACAGTTGACTTTATATGCAACTGGAAAATCAAAGGCCGCAGGGTACAAAAAATTAGATACCATTCAAGACATTATTAGTCTTTATGCGCCTAAAAATGAAAACGACACCAAAGCCTACATTAGAGCTGTTGAGCAACAAACCGGACGTAAAGCAACTGAGCATTTAAATTTACAAGATCCAAATGTTTTGTCTTCATTGTTGGCGGTAATTTCTAAGGTTGAAAGCGGAAAATCCAAATATTCAGCCAATGAAATTAAAGTTATGATTAACAATAACACCGGTGGAAATGCTGTTGCGACTGCCGCAAGTCTACCCAATGCCAGTAAAGGGTCGTAATGTTAAGTTCAGCTCAAGTTAATTTTTCATACAATTATGAAATTTCTCCCATTATTTTGAATAATGGAATAGCCGCAAATTATCCAAATAATATTTTGCCTATTGTTAATTTAACTGAACAACTGAGCAATTCGTTTAGCAGTACAGGGCAATACTTTGCCGAATACAGAGTTATGTCTGGTGGTAGTCTTGAAGAATGGCAAATTGCTGAATATCCTTTTGCAAGCCTAACAATGGCGGCTAATGCGGTTATTCAAATGCCTTTGAAAATTAGCTTGGTAATGATAGCTCCCGCACAAAACAATGGTGGTTATGTTACTAAAAATTCAATTTTTACAGCTTTAAAAAGCCAACTGGACACGCACATTTTGACAGGCGGGACATTTACAGTTTTAACACCTGCCTACACTTACACAAATTGTTTGTTAACAGGTATTCGTGACGTAAGCACATCAAGCGATAAACAGGTTCAATTTTTGTATCAATGGGATTTTACTCAGCCATTGATAACCCAACAAGGTGCTCAACAAGTTTTGGGTAATTTAATGATTAAATTTCAAAATGGATTGCCTACGCCAACAGCATTAAGTTGGAACAGCACAGCACCAAATTACAAATTAGGATGGTATGAATAATGACAACCATTCTTTTTAATCCATCGCCATTAGCAAATTTTCAATTTAATCCAACTTTGGATGGGGTTACTTATGTTTGTATTTGCACATGGAATGCCGCAGGGCCAAGATATTTTTTTTCTATCTATGATACTTTTGGCAATTTAATTGTTAGCCGTCCTATCATTGGATCACCCGATGATTATGATATTAATTTGTTGTTTGGATATTTTACAAAGTCAAAAATGGTTTATCGAGTCAGTAGTAGCAGTTTTATTATTACACCATAATGCGTTACTACAGCATAACAATTAGCCCATCAAGTCAAAGCGCAATTCAATTTGTACCGGTTACTTTTACCTCTTTATCCAACAACAGCCAAAATTATCAAAACAAAATAGACAATGGATCGGCTCTTAGAGTTGATTTAGATGTATTTCAAAATTTATATCATCAGCCATCTCAAAATGGTCTACTAACCATTCATGGCGTTTCTTTTGAAGATTTAAATCAATCGGCTAATTACAACAATGCTCGCATACAAATTTCTGTTGGTATGTCTAAAGGATTGCCTTTTGCCGATCCTGCACAAGCTGGAGAAATTATTGATGGAACAATATTGCAATGTTTTGGAAATTGGCAAGGAACGGAAGTTAATTTAAACTTTGTAATTGTTGGTTTAACGTATGTTTCGCCACAAGATCAAATTAATTTTGGATTTGTTTGGAAAGCAGGAACTACTTTAGAAAATGCCATTCGACAGTCTTTGAATATTGCTTATCCCAATATTCCTATTTATGGATCGCTTAGTTCTAATTTGGTATATAACCAAGATCAAGCATGGCAATATGACAATATCACATCGTTTTCAAAATACATAAATAAAAAAAGTAAACAAATTATTAAAACCACAGATTATTTGGGCGCTTCTATTGCGTCAACAAATCAAGGTTTTCTTATAACTGATGGAACAGCAGAAACAAATATTATCAATGTAAAATTTACAGATATTATTGGTAATTTAACTTGGATTAATGTAAGCACTATTCAAGCTAAATTAGTTATGCGTGGTGATTTAAATATCATGGATAAAATTGTTTTTCCAAAAGGATCGCCAATAACTAATACACCTGCAACTTTTGGTCAAAATAGAAACAATATTTCTTTCCAAGGTGTTTTTCAAATATTGAAAATTCGTCACGTTGGCAATAGTAGACAAGCTGATGCAAACAGTTGGTGTACTATTGTTGACTGCACAATACCGGTTACACCATGATTTCACAAAAACTACCATTTGCAATATCTATCAACAATTTTGCTGAAGGCAAGATTGCGGATAACCAACAAAGGCAAGGACAAAAATATCCGTGTCACGTTGTTGCCGTATCTGGTGCAATAGTAACTGTTTCATTTGATGTTGATACTGGTGGTGTTTTTACAATACCGCAAGTGACTTGTCCGGTCATTGGAAGCGAATATATTAGATTGCCCATTCAAGTTGGAGATCAAGGATTTTGCATTTCAGCAGATACCGTACTTGGAGGAGTGTCTGGTTTAGGGTCAGGTTTAGCACCGCTTGAAGAACCTAGCAATTTGGGTGGGTTGGTATTTGTACCTATAGGCAACAAAAACTGGTCTAGTGTTGATGCAAACGCAGTCACAATTTATGGCCCAAATGGAGTTGTTTTAAGGGATACCGCTAGTGGTGCAGTTGTGACTATCACACCAACAGAAATTTCTTTAGTTCAAGGTGCGGCAAGCATAACTTTGACAGGCGGTAATGTGACTATTAATGGAACAAATGTAATTATTAATGGTAGAAACTTTTTGGGTCATGAGCATAAAAATGTTCAAGTCGGATCGGCTAATTCGGGAGGTGTTGTATGAGAAGCTATGGTATAGATCCTCAAACAGGCAATTGGACAACTATTACAGACCCAAGTTATATTTACTTGGCAACGGTTGCTCAAACTTTGCGCCTTAATTTAGGAGAAAGTCCTTTCTATGGTAATTATGGAATACCAGCTCAACAGTCTGTAATCAATCAAATTGCTCCTAATTTAGCCGTTAACAATACTCAAAATCAGTACGCTCCATATTTTGCAAGTTTGACAATTACAAGTCAAACAAATACACCTCAACCCACCTACGCAATTAGTGCAGTTTTTCAAAATGGCACTACAATTCAAACAGTAGTTGCAACATAAGGAATTCCAATGCCAACATTAACCACAGCAGGGGCAGTCGCAACAAGCCCAACTGATTTACTAGCTCAAGAAATTGCCGCCGCATCTGCTTTAGCGCCCGGATTAACCGCCAATTTACCCGGTTCTTTGGTCGAAGATATGGCCTCCACAGCCGCCGGAGCTGTAGTCGTTCAAGATCAGACTTTTGTTGATTTAGTTAACAGCATAAGCCCTTACACCGCCAATCCGTTTATTCTTTATCAGCTTGGCGCAATTTATGGGGTTCAGCAAGGAGTTGGTTCTAATACTTCTGTTTACGTTCAGTTCACAGGTTTAGCCGGTTATGTTATTCCAGTTGGTTTTACCGTGTCTGATGGAACATATCAATATACAGTCCAAGACGGCGGAATTATTGGCACATCAGGTCAAAGCCCTAGTCTTTATTGTTTGGCTACCACGGCAGGTTCTTGGGCGGTTCCAGCCGGTACAGTAACGCATTTGGTTACTTCTGTACCTACAGGGTATACACTAACTTGCACAAATCCTACCGCAGGTTTGCCCGGAGCTGTTGCTCAAACTGTTCAATCTTATCAAGCTCAAGTTATTCAAGCAGGTTTGGCTACTGCTGTTGGAATGCCTACTTTTGTAAAAACTCAGCTTCAAAATGTAAGTGGCGTTCAACCCAATTTAGTTGCCGTAAGAAATTTAGGCTCTAATCAATGGGAAATTATTTGTGGTGGTGGCGATCCTTACCAAGTTGCAGGTGCTATTTTTAACTCAATACCTGATATTTCTATATTAGTCGGTTCTACGTTAAAAGTAACCGCATTTACAAATGCTACCAATGGCTTGGTAACGACAAATTTAAATCATGGCTACTCAACAGGTCAAGTTATAACAATTGCCGGAGTAACTCCTAGCACTTTTAATGCCTCATATACTATTACAGTTGTTTCAGAAACCACTTTTAATGTAAATGTAAACACCACATCTTTTGGCTCTTATGTAAGCGGCGGAGTCGTAACTCCAAATTTAAGAAATGAAACCGTAACTGTTTACGATTATCCTGATTCTTACACCATTACTTATGTAATACCTCCGGTTCAAACCGTAACAATTAACTTAACTTGGAATACTAATTCATTAAATTATGTGTCTCCAACAGCAGTTGCTCAATTAGGTCAACCCGCATTAGCCGCATATATTAATGGAATTTATGTGGGGCAACCTATTAATTTATTTGAAATGCAAACGGTTTTTCAAGAATCCATAGCAAGTATTGTTCCTCCTCAAACATTGTCAAGAATGGTTTTTGTGGTTGCAATCAATGGAATTGACGTTTCTCCAACTTCAGGAACTGGTTTATATGTTGGTGATCCTGAGAGTTATTTTTCTACATCGTCAGCATTGATAACTATTTCACAGGGTTAAAAATGATTAAAACCATATTACCCGCTTATCTTTATCAACAGTATGAAGCTACTGCTGAAAATGTTATTCAAAACCCTGCTCAATCAGGTGTGGCGGGCTATGGTGTTGCCGGTGAAGCTATTACGGGTCAACCCTATATAACTCAGGGAACTTCTTACATTCAGTCTTTTTTTACTGCTTACAATACAACGGCTCAAAGCTATTTAGACAATTTAAATAATCTCAATTTGCCTGTTTACACCGTTTTAAGCGCACCTCTGCTGGACTGGGTAGGAGCAAGTTTATATGGAATTCCTCGCCCTAGTCTTGGTGCGGGAACAACTGCAAATGCCTTGGGTGTTTATAATACTGTTGCTTACGATACAACTCCTTATACCTCAACTTCTTTTTCATCGGGATCGACAATTTATATTGTCAATGATGACTATTACAAAAGAATCATAACTTGGAATTTTTATAAAGGTGATGGATTTCAATATTCAACAGCTTGGTTAAAACGCAGAGTTTATCGGTTTTTATATGGTGTTAATGGGGTAAGTCCAGACATTGACCAAACCTATACAGTCAGCGTTACTTACACTTCAGGAAGCGCTATTACTATAACCGTACCCAATTTAACGGCTTCTCCAATTTTGCAATCAGCCATTAATTCTGGTGTTTTATTCTTGCCGTTCCAGTATACTTACACAGTCGTTTATTAAGGATTTTTATGACAGTCCAAGTCTTTTCTAACAATGCAAAAAGTACGTTGGCTTCAGCCATTACTAGTACGCAAACGACTATTACAGTTGCGCCCGGAACAGGCGTTTTGTTTCCAAATCCTTCTTCCGGTCAACAATTTAAAATCACTTTAATTAGTGCAACGTCTTCTACTGTTTATGAAATTTGCAATTGCACAGCTAGATCAACAGATACATTGACAATTGTTAGAGGGCAAGAAGGAACGACAGCTCAACCGTTTTCATTGAATGATATTGTTGGTCATTTTGATACTGCCGCCGTAATGGCCGATTTGGTTCAAACTGAGCAATTGCAAGGTGGTACATACAATGTGGCTACAGCCGGCGGAACAGCCAATGCTCTAACCATCACATTACCATCTAATTTGACTTCAATCCCAAATGGGATGAGTATTACTGTAAATTCAACGGCAGTTAATACTGGTGCTTGTACTTTATTGGTTACATTGGGCACAACAACATTAACCGCAGTTAGTATTGTCAAGGGTAATAATTTAGCTTTAACTGGTGGAGAAATACCTGCCGCCGGTTATCCAATGAATTTAGTTTACAGCACAACTTTTGGTGTTTGGTTATTCACAAACCCTGCTACACCCGCAACTGTTGGAACAAGTGGATTCATTAAATTGTCTAATGGATTGATTATGCAATGGGGTCAGGTAACAACTACAGGCGGAGGAAATGAAACCTATGTTACTCTGCCTACACCTTGGCCTAATCAATTTATCTCTGGTAGCGCAACATTTGTTGCCGGAGCTGTGCCCACTAGCGGAGCACTAGGTATTAGTTCTTATTCAAGCAACCCAACAACACAAATTCAAATTCAAAACACCGCAGGAACAACGTCAACAAACTATGGTGTTTATTGGATAGCTTTAGGTTATTAAAAAGGAATCATCATGTCATACAATTATGGATCTCCAATCACAGGCGCTTTAGCTACAACCACAGCCGTAGTTACTTTGCCAAATCTTGTTTATCCTGCAACACTTGTTTTAAATTCAGCCGCAGGTGGTAGAGCAATTCAATTGTCATTGGATGGCGGTACAACTTACTATGCCGCAGTCACACCCACAGGATCAGAAACAGGTCAAATTTATTACGTTTTGAACTTCCCAGTTACAACGGTAAAATTTACCGGAGCAATTGCTGATACTTATTCAATCCTTTAATCGCTTGGGGTATGTATGACGATCCTTTTATTTGACAACCAAGCTCAAACAGCTTTAGCCGCACCTGTAAATAATACCCAAACAACTATTCAAGTTGCGGCAGGTACAGGATCGTATTTTACAGCTCCCGCATCAGGTCAAGCAATTAACTTAACATTGGTTAATGCAACCAATAGTTTAATTACTGAAATTGTTCAATGTACAAATATTACCGGTGACGTTTTAACTGTTATTCGTGGTCAAGAAGGTACTGTTGCCAATCAATGGAACATTGGTGATTTTGTAATCAACTTTATGACTGCGGGAACTGCCGCCTCATTTGTTCAAACCTATGGTTTAGAAAATGGCTTATATTCTGCATCATTTACAAACATGGCTACAACAACTGGTCAGGTTACAACTGCACCGGTTAATGCAAATGATCTTGTTAATAAAGCATACGTTGATACTCATGGCGGTGCATCTTATACCGCAGGAACTGGTTTAACTTTAACCAATTATCAATTTAGCATTACACCAGTAGGAACAGCAGGTACTCATGGAACTGCATCTACTGTTCCGGTTTTTACAACCAATGCTCAAGGTCAAGTTACCGCAGTTACAAATACAACAATTCAAATATCGTCATCTCAAGTAACTGGTCTTGGGACTATGGCTAATCAAAATGCCAATACAGTTGCCATTACTGGCGGAAGTATTTCTGGCGTTACTTTGACCTTAGATAGTTTAGACAATACTCCAATCGGTACAACTACACCGTCAACAGGAGTATTTACTACTTTATCTGCATCTTCTACAGTTAGCGGGACAGGATTTTCAACATATCTTGCAAGTCCTCCTGCTATTGGTGGAACAACACCTGCCGCAGGAACATTTACAACATTAACTGCAACAACTTCAAATTTAGGAACAGTTGCAACCGGAACTTGGGCGGGTACTGCAATAGCAATTGGTCATGGCGGTACTGGACTTACAACTACAGCATCAAATGGTCAACTGTTGATTGGCAATGGATCAGGGTATACATTATCCACATTGACCGCAGGATCAGGCATTTCAATCACCAATAGCGCAGGTGGAATTTCAATTTCATCTTCTTCTAGTGGTGGAACTGTTACAAATGTTTCAGTAGTTTCGGCAAATGGATTTGGTGGTTCAGTTGCTAATTCAACCACAACACCCGCAATTACTCTTACCACAAGCGTAACAGGATTGCTCAAAGGAAATGGTACTGGAGTTTCTGCCGCAGTATCAGGAACTGATTATGCTCCTGCAACTTCTGGAACTTCCATTCTTTATGGAAACGGCTCTGGCGGTTTTAGCAATGTAACCGTTGGATCAAATTTAACATTTTCTGGCGGCACATTGAGTGCAACAGGTGGAACGCAAGTTTATCCCGGAGCTGGCATACCAAACTCAACCGGTACAGCATGGGGTACTTCCTATTCAACCACAGGATCAGGAAATGTTGTTCTATCAACAAGTCCAACATTGGTAACGCCTAGTCTTGGAACTCCATCTGCATTGACTTTGACCAATGCAACAGGCTTGCCAAATACCGGTCTTATTAACAGTTCATTAACAGTTAACGGAACAAATATTGCATTGGGTGGATCAGGCACAATTACTGCCGCTAACCCAAATGCTTTGACAATTGGAACTGGTTTAAGTGGTACAAGCTATACCGGTGCATCAGCAGTTACGATTGCTATTTCAAGCACAGGTGTTTCAGCCGGAACTTATGGTTCAGCTTCTGTAATTCCAATTGTTACAGTTAATGCTCAAGGTCAAGTCACTTCAATTTCTACTGCGTCAACAAATGCGCCTTCTTATCAAGGCACTTGGAACGCATCTACAAATACTCCAACATTAACTTCTAGCGTAGGAACACAAGGTTATTACTATGTTGTTTCTGTTGCCGGTACAACATCTTTGAATGGTGTTTCCAATTGGTCAGTAGGCGATTGGGCTATTTTTAGTGGTGGTGTTTGGGAAAAAATTCCCGGTTCTAATTCAGAATCTTTTACAAATCTAACCACTACAAATCTTGCTGTAACTGGATTGACCGGTTATATGTATGCAAATGGTTCAGGTAATGTAACGGCATCTACAACAATTCCTACATCGTCACTTAGTGGAACTATTAATTTAACAACTCAAGTAACTGGAACTTTGCCGGTTACAAATGGCGGTACTGGTGTAACAACTTCAACTGGTACAGGTAGCGTTGTTTTATCCAATAGCCCAACTTTGGTAACTCCTGCTTTGGGTACGCCTTCATCGGTAACATTGACCAATGCAACTGGATTGCCATTGACAACAGGTGTAACAGGCACATTGCCGGTTGCAAACGGAGGAACAGGTGTTACTTCTAGCTCTGGCGCTAGTAGTGTTGTCTTGCGTGATGCAAATGCTAACGCTTCAGCTAATGTATTTTTTAACACATTTAGCAATGTTGCGGCGGCAGGTACAACAACAACATTAACAGCAAGCTCAAATTACAACTGGGTAGTAACTGGATCGGGTGGACAAACATATCAACTACCCAATGCAACAACCTTGCCTGTTGGTGCAACTTACACTTTTAATAACAATCAAACTTCCGGCGCAATAACTGTTAATAACAGTTCGTCAACTTTGATTATTTCCATTTCTTCCGGCGGATTTGCAACTTTAATTCTTTTAACCAATGGAAATTCAGCCGGTACATGGGATTATCATTTTGATGCACCATCAAATGCTAGTTGGTCAACCAATACATTAAGTTGGGCGGGATCATATACCAATGGCACATGGAACGGTAACGCAGTAGGCGCTACTTATGGCGGTACAGGTCAAACATCTTATGTGACTGGTGATATTTTGTACGCATCAGCTACAAATACACTTAGCAAACTTTCAGCAGGTACTAATGGTTATGTATTGACTTTATCGGGTGGTGTTCCAACATGGGCCGCATCGACTGGTGGAGTTACATCTTTCCAAACTTCATTGTCTGGTTTAACACCCAACACTAGCTCAACTGGTGCAATTACTCTTGCCGGTACATTGGGTGTTGCATCGGGTGGTACTGGAGCAACCACATTAACTGGTTATGTATATGGTAACGGTACAGGAGCAATGAGTGCTTCAAACACCATTCCTACTACTGCATTGAGTGGAACAATTACCAATGCACAGTTAGCCAATTCATCCGTAACTGTAAATGGTACTTCAATTAGTTTAGGCGCATCAGGTACTGTAACTGCGGCGGCTGGTACTTTAACTGGAACTACTCTTAACTCAACTGTTGTAATTTCAAGTCTTACGGCTGTAGGAACTATTACAACAGGAGTTTGGAATGGCAGTTTAATAACCGGTACTTATGGTGGAACAGGAGTAAACAATGGCTCTAATACCATTACTATCGCAGGAAACGTCACACACTCTGGTGCATTTACTCAGACTTTTGTGGCTACTGGTAACACTTCTGTTACTTTGCCTACGTCTGGAACAATAATTTCTAGTGTAACTGCTTTGTCAGGTGCGGTAACTGGAACACCATCATCAACCACTTATTTAAGAGGCGATGGTACATGGGCAACTATTTCATCTGGTCTAACTCAAGCCAAAGCAATGGCTATCACCTTCACTCTTGGTTTTTAAGGAAATATCATGTCAGTACCTAATATAGCGGCTCTAACGTACATTTACGGTTCTACTGCTTACATCAGTCCCGGAACTTCTGCCACAACATCTTGGACATACTCTACTGGTACATCAGGAACTACGTCTTTAACAGGCTTAACTCCTGCAACCAATTATGTAAACAAAGTTGAAACAATCATTGCATCTAACTACACAAGTAGTGCTGCAACTGTTACTTTGGCTATTTCTGACAATGCAACATACGCATCAGGAACTGCTCACTATATTGCTTATCAAATCAGCGTTCCTCCAAATGCTTCTTTGGTGATTAACGATAAGACAACACCTATTTATGTGACTGAAAATCAGTCATTGGGTGTGATTGCTGGAACTGCAAGTGCTATTTCTGTTGTTGCTTGCTTAGAAACCATAGGTTAAACCATGACCTTGAGATACACAGGTGGGATTGTTTCTGACCAGTTTACTGGATTGAACTACCCTGTAACAACGGTAGAGTATCTTGTTGTCGCTGGAGGTGGTGGAGGTGGCCAAAATGGAGGTGGTGCTGGTGGTGCTGGCGGTTTATTGCAAGCAACTGGTTATGCAATAACGATTGGTTCATCAATTACCATCACTATTGGCTCTGGTGGTGCTGGAGCTATTGGTTATGGTCAAGCTGGTAATAATTCTGTTTTTGGTTCAATAACTGCAACTGGTGGAGGTGGTGGAGGCCAAGTCCAAGGTAATGGAGGATCAGGTGGTTCAGGTGGTGGAGGGGGTTCTGGTTATCAATCTACAACTATTGGTTCTGGTGGTTCAGGTACTTCTGGTCAAGGAAATAGTGGGGGCGCTGGATATAATTACCCATCAGTTCCATCTGGCGTTGGTGGTGGAGGAGGTGGTGGCGCAGGGTCAGCAGGTTTAACTGGTGTTAATGGTCAAGGTGGTTCTGGTGGGACAGGGATTGTTTCATCTATTACTGGCACGCCTGTTCAGTACGCTGGTGGAGGCGGTGGAGGTGGTGGAACATCTATTTCTTACGCTAGTGGAGGTGGTGGAAATGGTGGAGGAGGTTCTACACCTGCTTCAACAGGTTTATCAAATACTGGTGGAGGAGGCGGTGGTGGACCAAATCCAGTTGCAAACGGTGGAGCAAATGGCGGTTCAGGAATCGTAGTCATCAGATACCCTGCTTATCTATCCCAAGCCACATCAACAACAGGCTCACCAACTTATTATCAAGCTGGTGGTTATAACGTCTATGTCTTCAACGCATCAGGAACGATTACGTTTTAAATTATGCCTAATGGAATCTTTTCTCTCAAACAGCAGTTACAAGGCTTGATACAGAAGGCTTGGACAGGCTCTATTGCGACTAACTATGTTGAGTATTTAGTAGTTGCTGGTGGTGGGGGTGGTGGCTATTCTTGTGGTGGTGGTGGAGGAGCTGGTGGTTTATTGCAAGGAATAATACCAATAACTGCTGGTTTATCTATTACAGTTACAGTTGGCTCTGGTGGTTCTGCTGGAACAAGTTCAACTGGTGGAACTGGGGTTAATTCTGTTTTTGGGAATATAACTGCAAGTGGTGGTGGGGGTGGTGGATCAAATTCCCTTGGTGTTTCAGGTGGTTCAGGAGGTGGTGGTGCAACTCTTGTTACTGCAGCAAACGCTGGTGGTTCTGGAGTATCTGGGCAAGGAAATACTGGGGGTATTGCAAATGCTTCATATTATGCTGGTGCAGGCGGTGGTGGAGCAGGAACAATAGGGTTAAATGTTGCACCTGTTTCTGGTGCATACGCTGGTAATGGTGGAGCTGGCATTGCTTCATCAATAAATGGCACAGTTACCATTTATTCAGGTGGTGGAGGTGGTGGTAGCAATGGAACTGCAGGAACAGGTGGTGTTGGTGGTGGTGGAAATGGTTCATCAACTACATCAGGTTCAGCAGGTTCAGCAAATACTGGTGGAGGTGGTGGAGGTGCTTCTTATGTTTCAAATGGTGGAGCAGGTGGCTCTGGCATCGTTATCATTCGATATCCAAACACATTTAAAGACGCAGTATCAGTAACCAATGGTACTAAGACAAGTATCACAGGATTTACTGTGTATACGTTTACATCTTCTGGCTCAATAACATTCTAGGACTAACATGAGTGATCGTATTGGTGGCCTAATCACAGGAACATTAAACCCTTTGACATCTTTGCCTACTGCAACTGTAGAGTATTTGGTTGTGGCTGGAGGGGGCGGTGGAGGTATCAATACCGCTGGTGTAAACAATGCTTGTGGTGCTGGAGGAGGTGCTGGAGGTTTTTTAACCGCAACTGGGTATGCAGTTACTCAAGGTTCATCTATTACAGTTACTATTGGAGCAGGTGGAGCAGGTGGAACTGGGGTTAATGCATCTTCACATGGCTTAAATGGTCAAAATTCAGTTTTTGGTTCTATAACGTCTACTGGTGGAGGTGGTGGTGCTGGATATGGTGGTGCATCAACAACTTATGAACCAGGATATTCTGGTGGCTCTGGCGGTGGATCAATAAATTACAATACAGGAACAGCAGTTGCTGGCGGAGCCGCATCACCAAGTGGTCAAGGATTTGCAGGTGGGACGGCTCAAGTATCTACAGGTGGTCGTTCTGCTAGCGGTGGCGGTGGAGCTGGTTCTGTTGGGGGATCAACAACAAGTTCTGATCCATCTCCTGGTAGTGGTGGTACT